GTCTAAAGAAGAACAATAATGTTCTACATCTAATTTAACATTTCTTTCATTTGCAAACTCATTTAAATCAATAAACCATTGGACAACTGATTCTTTTTCTTTAAATGGTTTATTTTTTTCTGATGGAAAGTGCTTATCAAATATTTCTATGCACTTTTCCATTTCTTTTTTTGTTATCTTCATATTTGCTCCTTTAGTTGTTTTCATAAGAAAAATGTACTATATGTGAGAAACAATACCTGTCTAATCGTACAGAAACTTTTGGACAGATATATAGAACAGATATAGAACAAATGGCTGATATAGTACAAAAATCAACAGAATACAGAATTAAACAAATAGAGATAGCAGAAGCTAATTATTATAGATCACTTGTAAAAGCCTTAGATAAAATAGAAAGAGAAATAGTAGCACTTGCTAATAAAGATTTAAGAAGAACTACTGATGGCAGACTTATAGAACTTCAAAGTGCAATAGCAATCAGACCAAAGATAAAAGCAATAATTGATAGAGAATATCTAGCTTGGTCAGATACAGTTGTTAGAGAGGGTTTTACTAAACAAGCTAAAAGAGTTGAGAAAGCATTTAAAACATTAGAATCAACATTACCATCTGGTCGTATTCCAAAAGAATTTGTAGAACTTACAAAAGGAGATTTAGCTTTAGTTAAGAATCTAAAACAACAATACTTTACACAGTTTAAAGATGTATCAAATACATTTACAAGAAAATTGTCAGAAGTTACATATCAGAATGTATTAGTAGGAAACGATTTTACAGAATTAGAAAAAGAACTTAGACAAACAATTAATGGTATTTATGCAAGTTCAGATGATGCAGAAGCACAAAAGCTTATAGATTACATTAATAAAAACAAATATAAAAAGTCTAAAAAAGCACAAGTAGATAGATCAATACAAACATTACAGACTAAATTTGCAAGAGATAGGGCTGGAGAAAACATGAAAAGATATGCTAGTCAGATATTAAATGATTCTTTACGAGATTTTGATGCAACCTTAAACTTCAATAAATCAAGGGATGCTGGGCTAACTTTTGTTAAATACTATGGAGATGTAATACCAACAACTAGAGAACTTTGCAGAAATTTAGTAAATGGTGTATATAACAAGAGAAAAGGTGGACTTTTTACCATCAACGAGGTCAAGGACTTATGGCAAAGTAGGTCTTGGTCAGGTAAGAAATCAGGCAACCCACTTGTAGTTAGAGGTGGGTATAATTGCAGACATCAGTTTAGTTATGTCAATCCTGATTGGTATAATAGTAAAGGTCAACTTATAATATAAACAAATAGGAGAAACAATGTCAGATGACAAACAGGTTAATCAACCGAAAAATGATGTTCAGGAAGCTGAAGTTAAAGAAACTAAAACCAAGCACTACTTTTAATCAAGAAGATGTAGATAGAATAGTCAAACAAAGATTAGAAGCTGAAAAATCAAAACATCAAAGACAGTTAGACGAAGTAAAAAAACAAGAAGAAGAAATTTTGAAAGCTAAACAAGTAGAAGAAGCTAAATCAAAATCTGAACTTGAAAAGCTTATGAAAGAACGAATAGCTGAAAAAGATACTGAGATTACAAAATATAAACAAGCAATACAAAAAGAAAGAATTGATAATCAAATACTTTCTGTTGCTTCAAGAAATAAAGCTATATCGCCAAGTCAAGTTGTTTCTTTGTTAAAAGACGAAGTTAGATTAACTGACGATAATAGAGTTGAAATACTTGATAATAATAAAAACATCAGATATAACTCTAAAGGCGAACTTTTAACG